CGCCATCTCCACTGGCAGCCCAGCTAGGGCGAGCGCCTCCGCGCCCCACCCACCCATCGCGCCGGTGGTCACCGTCATGGTGGTGGTGGCAATGCTGTCCGGACGGAGGCCCAAGCGCCCCATCAGCACGCCCAGATTGTTGCCCTGCAACTGCGGCACCACAAACACCCGGTTTGCCGCTGCGCCCCTGGTGACCGGGTTAATGCGGGCAATATATTCCGCCCAGGTCTCACCGGTGACGGGGGTGGCATCGATGCCTGATACTGCCAGGCCGATTATCAGAAAACGCTGATAGGTGCCCAGAATCTCCATGGTTTTGGCATACGCCGCATCCACTGCCGCCTGATCGACCACCGGGGTGCAGACTGCCACCATTTCAACTTTAGCGTTCTGCTGCATCGCCATATCAAGCGCCAGCCTTCAGTCGGTACCCTCAACAATGGGGGCAATGCTGGCCTGCCAGTTCTGCCCGGCATTGTCACGGGCAGCAACCACCTGGGTTTTCAGATCGCTGTCTGCTGCGCCCAGCAGCACATCCAGATCCGATTCGTTGCTAACAGGAATGATGGTGCCATCGTTATCAGTGATGGCCGCAGTACCGATAAACAGCACCTGGCGTTCAATCTCATCAAAACCACCCTGCACGAGGTTAACGTGGTTAACTTGTACCTGACCTACTGACATAGCTCTGTCCTTTCGTCTGCGTTATCTAATGTCACTCATCAGCTGCTGGAAAAAATCATCTGCCAGCTGCTGTTTATCTGTTGCTGAAACCCCTAAAAACGACCGTTCCGGTACCGGGATCTCCCACTGGGTTTTCCGCTGGGCTTCTCGTAACAAACGAAGCACCAAACCGGCCTGCCCTAATGTCATGTTCTCGCGTATCCATTTCTGGCTGGCCTTACGGGTTTTTACCCGGCCGTTTTTACGCTTGCCGGCGTACACCCTGAACCCCTCTTTCACCAGGGATTTAGCCTGCTCTGGGGTTGCAGCGCCGGTGTAATCCGGTTCGCCGTAGCGTTTCGCCATATCCGACGCCGTTACCGTTTCCGGGATGCCCTCCTGGTGACGCCGGGCAATCTTGCCCATCATCGCGTTCGGCCAGGTGATTTTGCCGTTCTGGTCGTTCACATACAGGCGTACATTCTGGCCTTTCATCAGCCGTTTCAGCATCTTCCCACGGCCGTTTTTACGCCGTTCCCAGGGCTGACCATCGACCCCTTTTTGTGCCGTAACACGCTTACGGCTTAGCGTGATAACTTGCCGCCCCAGTCGCCGGTTCATCTTTCGGCGTTTTGCCCTGGGTAGCGATAAATAGCGCAGCTGCTGCCGCAGTGTCAGATCACCGCTGACACCAACGGTTATCACGCCGGTTCTGCCGCCGCATGGTGCGTGGTGCTGTTTTCAGCAACCCAGAGATCAAACGCGCCTAAACCAAATTTCTGCCCATCAATCAGATAGGGGCCTGTTTCATCCGGCACCAGGTAGATCGTTTCCTGAAATGACACCGTGATATCAACAAAGAAAGAGCCATCCTCGGCCGGGTCTGGGTCCAGGGTGGGGTCATCAAGCCCCACGCGATCATCATCGGTAGTCAGCCAGGCCAGCACAGCGGCCATCAGCAACCCGGCGTCTTTGCTATACCGTTCCAGGCTGATCACACCCCGGTACCGCCAGCGGCCAATCATCATGCCCGCATCGGTGTCTTTACGGGCGGGAATCAGCGTGCCCTCTTCGGCCCAGCTGTCCATCTGTTCCGGATCAAACAGATTCAGGTTCAGCATGTGCTGGGTCAGGCTCTGCAGCTTAATCATCAGATCAGCTCCGACGTGATGCGCGGTTTACCGATAATGCCCCGCACCGCCTGGTTGCTCTGTTCCATCAGTTTTTCTTCACGTTCGGGCGCTTCTTTGCCCAGATTCTCGGCTTCGGCTTTACGAAACACCGTGGCGAAGTCGGTCAGCAGTTTGGCTTTTGCCAGGCAAAACACCGCCTGTTTATACAGCCGCACCAGAGGGCTGACATTGCCGATCGCTTCCGCTTCAGCATCTTCCAGGGCGGTCACGCCCAGGGCGATCTGATCTTTGCGCCAGTTATTCAGCTGCAGGTTGATATCAGACATCGCCAGATAGAGCTGTTCGGTCACCATGCTGGTGTGATAATCAGAGGGGATGCGATAGGTATCGACAAACTCTTTCAGCTCGACATCAGGGAAAAACGCAGCGTTTGCCAGCGTTGTTGCTTGCACATCCTGTCGGGTTATTCCGCTAAAGCTCATCACATCACCACACGGCAGTGTTTATAAATTGGGTGACAGCGGTCTGACTGCTGGCTAATTCGCTACAGCGATTAAACAGAGCAGCCAGGCGCTGTCGGTGGGTGGAACCTTTAAAATCGTTTAAATACCTAACACTTTTTCCAGCTCGTTCATGCGGGTTTTTACCCCCACTTTGCTGTATTTCTCATGCGCTTTTCTGAAATACTCAAGCGCTGCTTTCTGCTGTTCTTCCGTCGGCTCTCCGGTCAGAAGAGACAGCCCGGCCAACTTGAAATAGTTAGCGGTAATCTTCTCAAACAGCTTCCATTCGTCCTCCACCTTGGCCAACACCTGGCCGAAGTAGGGTTCAATACTGTTGCCGGCTTTGAACTGCTGTTCAGCCCAGCCGATCGTTTCATCCGCGATATACGTAGCCAGATCACGCTTAAACCGCTCAGGCATCGACTGGCCTTGCTCCAGAGCAAAGAAACCCCACTCCAGCGCCTGTTCTACATCGCCGATATCGAATTGCCAGATAACAAAGTAAATCAGTGGTTCATTCGGAAAACTTTGCCCAGCGGCGCGATAGTCCTGCAGATATTCAGCAAAATCAGGGATCAGGCGATCGCGTTTAATCTGCGCCCGGACTTCAACACTGTTATGTGATGACAGCTCTGCCAGAGCGTTAGCCAGAGCAGACACCATCAGCGCATGGCGGCTCTGCCAACCCAGTTTGCCAGGCGGGTTCGCGGTTTCAGAACCGCTGTTTTTCTTCCGCCTGGTCTGGGTTGATTCAATCACCACCACAGCGGGTTTTGCCGCGTGCCGTGCCTGGTTTTTTTTCATCAGAGACATTGTTTTTTTCCTCCCACAGGATTTAACTGATCTAACAACAGGCCAGCCATTCAGCTGGCCTGCTCAGGTGTCACGGTTTACAGAATCGTGACGTTAGCCGCTTCCACTGCTGCGAACTTATCGAAGTTTTCAACCACGTAGGCTTCATTCACGCTGTGAAAATCTTCAGTGCGATCGCGTTCAGGCTTGTCTTTCAGGCTGCGGCGGTTGGACTCTTCCTGCCAGTAAATAGACAGGTTTTCCCAGGTTGTCACCGTGGCGCCCAGTGCCGGAAAGTGCGGCTCAGTGAAGGCTGGCAAACCGCCATAGGTTTTGGTTGCCTGCTGAATGCCGGCTTTCTCAGTCGGGGTGCCGCCCAGGCTGGAATACAGCTTGCCTTCATCCCAGGCCAGCAGGTCTTCACCCACAATCGAGATCAGGCCATCGCGCAGATGCAGAGGAATCGCGGTTTTAATATCACCGACCAGCGCATCCAGGGTTTTAAAGTCACCCGCATCGCCCAGCTTGATTGAACCTACAGTCCCGCCATCAACCAGAATGTTGCCCGCTTTGTTTTCGCGCATGTGCTGCAGCCAGCCTTTGTTCACATCCTGCAGCAGCGGGTTTGCAACACGATCAGTTGAAGCGGCCACACTCGTACCGTTCCAGCCGATCATGATATGGTCCATCGCTTTCTGATGAGCAACCCACTTCAACAGACGGGTCTGAAAGTCGGGAAACTTAGACCAGTTGTCCAGCAACAGGTAAGGGATGGCGATATCGTATTCAGTCTTTTCACAGATATATTGAAAGTCTGTCAGATCAGACACATCGCGGGGTACACGATCAGCTGCACTGGTGTTGGTGCGGCCCGCAATCGTGCCAGACACGCCGCCCATCAGGCGATCGCCAGATTTATCGCGCACACCGACAACGTTGATACGCTTCAGAAAATCAGAAGGCTCGACAATCTTATCCATCAGTGTCTGTTCGACACTCGGGGTGACAGCAAACGTTTCAGCTACCGAAGGAACTCTGAACCCCGCCGCCAGATTAGCCTGTAGCGCCGCAAACGCTGCGCCCGTCCGGTGATTCATATTAATAGGATAAATTCCTGTTTTGTCCGTTTGCTGGGGCTTGCCCCGTTTCAGGCGGGGGGGG